ACTTTCAAGAGTTAGATTCATGGCACAAGCATTGGATTGTAAATGGATATTTCTTGATCACTTATCTATACTTGTATCAGGTCAGGAAGAAGGAGATGAAAGAAAATCTATTGATGTATTGATGACTAAGTTACGTTCATTAGTAGAACAAACTGGTGTTGGCTTACTATTAGTATCACATCTACGTAGACCTGCAGGTGATGCAGGACATGAGAATGGTAAAGAGATTACTCTCTCACATCTACGTGGCTCTGCATCTATTGCACATCTATCTGATAGTGTGATAGGATTAGAACGTAATCAACAAGCAGATGATGATGTAGCATCTAATACTACTACAATACGTATTCTAAAGAATAGATATACTGGAGATACTGGTATAGCTACACATCTTTATTATGATAAAGAGACAGGTCGTATGAAAGAGATTGACAATCCTTACGAAGTAGATGATAATGATGAGGAGGTATCATTTTGATAGACTTTGATATGTTAGATAAAAACTCTATGAAGATAGATGGTTTTGATGATGCTATTATAGGATATGGAGAGCAATATGGTAAACAACCTTTGCTTGTATATTCTTATAGTAAAATATGTAAGATACTAAGAGAACGAGATGATATGACATGGGAAGAAGCAGATGATTTTGCTCAGTTTAATATCTTAAATGTATGGGTAGGTAAGGGAACTCCCATGATATTATATAATGAGTATTGGTATGATTGGAAAGAGAATGAGAGCAGTAGTTGATATAGAAACAGATAGCTTAGATGCAACAAAGGTTCATTGTATAGTGGCTAAAGATGTAGACTCAGGGAGGGTTTATCCTTTCCCTCCTGATATGATACATGGGTTTAGAGATTGGTCACTTGGTGTCAAGCAGTTTATTATGCATAATGGTTTATCATTTGATGCACCTGTGTGTAATAGATTGCTAGGTACTGATATAAAACCTAGTCAGATTATAGATACACTTGTATTATCGCAGTTGTTTAATCCTATTCGTGATGGTCATTCATTAAGAGCATGGGGTGATAGATTAGGATTTCCTAAAGGAGACGTAGAAACATTTGAAGTTTATACACCAGACATGTTAGAATATTGTAAACAAGATGTTAATATAACACATAAGTTATTCAATATTTTACAGAAAGAAGGTAAAGGTTTTTCAAGTAGTTCTATTAGATTAGAACATAAAGTTAGAGTTATAATAGATAAACAAGAAAAGAATGGCTTTGCTATGGATATGAAGAAAGCTATGAGTCTATATAATAAATTAAAAGATGAAGCTAACAGTTTAGAAAAATGGTCAGTATCAACCTTTGAACCTACAGTTGTAGAGTTAAAAACAAAAACAAAATACATACCTTTTAACATAGGTTCAAGACAGCAGATTGCAGACAGACTAATGAAGTTAGGTTGGAAACCAAAGAAACATACAGATAAAGGTAACATTATTATTAATGAAGCTGTATTAGATACAATAGATATGCCTGAAGCAAAGAAGTTTTCTCGTTTCTTTTTATTACAGAAACGTATAGCACAGATTAAATCATGGATAGAAGCATGTGATGATAGAGATGGTAGAGTACATGGTAGAGTTATGACTCTTAAAACTATTACTGGTCGTATGTCTCACCATTCTCCTAACATGGCACAGATACCTGCAGTTCGTTCTCCATATGGAAAAGAGTGTAGGGATTGTTGGACAGTTGATAATCCTTATACTCATTCCATAGTAGGAACTGATGCAAGTGGATTAGAGTTAAGATGTTTAGCACATCTAATGAATGATACTACATTTACAGATATACTATTGACTGGAGATATACATACACACAATATGCAAATGGCAGGTCTAACTGATAGAGACCAGGCAAAGACATTTATATATGCATTTATGTATGGTGCAGGTGCATCTAAGATAGGTCAGATAGTAGGAGCAGGTGCTAAAGAAGGACAACAATTAATTAATAAGTTCTTATCTAGTATGCCAGCATTAAAAAGAGTACGTGATGCTGTAACAAAAGCTGCTTCTAAGGGTACTATCAAAGGTATTGATGGTAGACGTTTACATATACGTAGTCCACATAGTGCTTTAAATACTCTAATACAAGGAGCAGGTGCTGTTGTTTGTAAAGTATGGTTATGTAATATGAATAAACGTATTAGTAGAACAGGTATTGATGCTAAACTTGTAGCAAGTATACATGATGAGTATCAGTTTGAAGTTTCAAACAAAGTAATAAATAAGTTTGGACAGCTAACTAAAGATGCTATGAAAGATACTGAGAAACAATTACAAATGAGATGTCCTCTTGACAATGAATGGAAGGTAGGTAAGACATGGGCAGAGACACATTAGTACAAGAATTTAAAGGAAGAAAAGATCATGCTGATTATATTAAGAGAGGTATAAAAGTAGAGAATGAATTTATACAGACAGCTAAATCACATGGTTATACAGTTGCAATAGCTGATGAACAAGAGAATATAAATAAACATATAGATTTATACTTAACATATAAAGGATTAACAGTTAGTGTAGATGTAAAGGCTAGAAGAACTGGAAATAAAAACAAGTTTTTTGATGACGCATGGATTGTTGTTGAATTTTTAAATACAATGGGTAATAAAGGGTGGCTTTATGGTGACTGTGATTACTTTGTATTTGAAAGAGAGTATGACTATGTATGGTGTGATGCAAAAGAGTTAGTAGAATTAACTGACAAAGTTGTAGATAAGAATACCAGAGTTAAAAGTTATAGTGATGCTGAATACAAAACATGGGGTAGAATACATCAAGGAAAACAAGACCTTATCTCAAGAATAGAGATGAGTTTAATACTTAACTTAAATAAAACATTTATTATGAAAAAATCTCTTGACATTATTTCAGAGGTATGTCATAATTCTGTTAATAATAAAAATGAAAGGAAAATACACATGAGTGTACTAAAAGGAAACGCATACTGGGCATCAATCGTTAGCCCAAATACTACATTTGATTCAGATGGAGTATGGTCAATAGATGTTGGCAACTTAGATAAAAAGAATGCTGATATAGCTAAAGCAGATGGTTTATCTGTTAAGAATAAAGGTGATGACAGAGGTGACTTTGTTACTGTTAAAAGAAAAGTTAGACGTAAAGATGGTAACATGAATAAAGCACCTGAAGTTGTTGATGCAGGTAAACGTAACATGTCTGGTACATTAATTGGTAATGGTTCAGAAGTAAATGTATTGTATAGTACATATGACTGGGAATTTAAAGGTCGTTCTGGAACATCTGCTGATCTACGTGCTGTGCAGGTAACTAATTTAGTTCCTTATAACGTAGATGCTGATGCAGATGAAGCTTTTGAAGTTGTTCCTGATGGGTTTGTAACTGAAGACTCAGATGAAGAACTATCCTTCGCTTCTTAACCAACCAAGAAAGGATGGGGAGGTATTACTGAACGAGTATCTCCCCATTATTTATTATGAAAACATTAGATACTTTAGTAGAAGATATATATAATTTATTTGAACCTGAAAAGGATATAGAATTAAATGAAGAAGAAGTAGATAAACATTTAGACTCTTTTGCAAAAAGTATTAAAGAGACTATGAAGAATATCTTAAATGAAAAACCTAGAGAAAGACGTAACCTTAGACTATCTGCTATAGGTAAACCTGCAAGACAGCTATGGTATGATAAAAATACTAAAGAAACTCCTGAACCTTTACAACCTCATACTCGTATTAAGTTTTTGTATGGTCATTTACTTGAAGATTTATTAATTGTTCTATCACGTATTGCAGGACATGAAGTAACTGAGCAACAAAAAGAAGTTAATGTTAATGGTATAAAAGGACATCAAGATTGTATGATTGATGGAGTTCTTGTTGATTGTAAGAGTGCGTCAGGCAGAAGTTTTGAAAAGTTTTCTAAGAATAAGTTATACTCTGATGATCCTTTTGGTTACATAGCACAGATCTCTGCTTATGCTGAAGGTAATGGAGTAAATGAAGCTGCTTTTCTTGTGATAGATAAACAACATGGTAACATATGTTTAACTGATGTTCATTCATTGGAAATGATTAATGCTAAAGAAAGAATTGACTATCTTAAAACTGCTTTGGACAAAGATAAACCACCTGCTAGGTGTTATGATGATATTCCTGATGGTCTTAGTGGTAATCGTAAGCTTGCTATTGGTTGTTTGTATTGTTCACATAAACGTAGCTGTTGGAGTGATGCTAATCAAGGTCAAGGATTACGTGCATTTAATTATGCTAAAGGTCTTAGGTATCTTACACAAGTTTCTAAAGCTCCTAATGTAGAAGAGGTTATAGATTGGTAAATCATTGGCTAGATTTAAGAACAGGTAAACTTTTTATACCTAATCTTGAACAGTTTGGTTTTGTTTATATTATTACTAACTTAAAAACAGATAAAAAATATATAGGATGTAAGCAATACTTTATTGGTAAATCAAAACGAGAATCAAGATGGCAATCTTACATGGGTTCTTCAAAATATTTAAAAGAAGATATAAAGAAACTAGGTAAGAAACATTTTAAGTTTGAAGTGATTGATGAATTTAAAAATAAAAGAAGTTTAAAATATTATGAGTTAGTTTATCAAGTACAACATAATGTTTTAACTTCTTGTGTTGAAGGTTCAGATAATCATAAATATTATAATAATTATATAGGTGGTAAATTTTTTAGACCTGTAGAAAGAAAGGAGGTACAAAATGTCAGTAAAGGAAGCAATGTACAGCACAGCACTAGCTGAGTTTCATTCTCAAAGAGATAAAGCTATAGCTACTGCACGTATATACTTGGAACATCCTGTTGGTATAGGAGAACATCCCCAAGTTATTGATGAATTTATTAAACAAATAAAATTAGCTGCTGAAGCAGAAGAAGCTGCATCTATGTTAATTGATACATTTAGAGATGAAATAACTCAAGAAGACTAATGAATGAAGAATACATTGAGATCTTAACAGAGATACAAGAGCATGAGAACAGTAGTCCTGAACGCATGTTGTTTTTATCTGTTATATTTCAAGCATTGTTAGATGCAACAAAAGAAAAAACTAAAGTAGAATCATCACGAGTAAGTGTTGAAAGAGCAAATGCTCGTGCATGGTTCTTCTGTAGTGTAGGTGTCACATGTGATAACTTTGAGTATATATGTGAGAATGCAGGTATGGATGCACAGTATACAAGAAGCTTCGCAATAAAGGTAATTAATTCAAAGGAGATAAAATATGTTAGACAAAGAATTAGAAAAGTTCTTGATAAAACTTAAAGGAGATATACAATGATTAGTGATGTTAGTGCTCCAGAAGGTTTGGAAGAAAGACAAGAAAGAAGAGAAAGACATGATGAATATATGGCTCGTAGATCTGCTGAAGAAAGAGCAATGAGAAAAGGTTCATATGAATATGAGTATGGTAAACCTAGTGATAAACAAATAGGTGGTAGTCATTATAAAGATTGTGTTATACAACCTGTAGATTATATTGTTAAAAATAATCTTGACTTCTTAGAGGGTAATGTGGTAAAATATATAACTCGTCACAAAACAAAGAATGGTATAGAAGATATTAGAAAAGTAATACACTATGCAGAGTTAATATTAGAAAAGAAGTATGGAAAGGAAAAATAAATGGCATCATTAATGGGAAGTAATTATTTACCTACAGAGTATCAATCATTTATACATATGTCTAGGTATTCAAGATGGTTAGAAGAAGAAGGTAGAAGAGAGAGTTGGAGTGAAACTGTAAATAGACTTATATCTTTCTTTAAAAAACATATTGATAATAATTATGATGGAGTAATTAAAAAGAAAGAATGGAATGATTTAGAAGAATCTATACTTTCTTTACAAGTTATGCCTTCTATGAGAGCATTAATGACATCAGGTGAAGCACTAGATAGAGAGAATGTAGCAGGTTATAATTGTTCTTATATTCCTATTGATAGTCCAAGAGCATTTGATGAAGTGTTATATATACTTATGAATGGTACAGGTGTAGGCTTCTCTGTTGAAAGACAGTATGCAGATAAGTTACCTACTGTTCCTGATGTAGAGTTTGAACATACAGAAGATGTCATATCTGTTGTTGATTCTAAAGAAGGTTGGGCAAAAGGATTTAGAGATTTAATATCTTATCTCTACACAGGTAGAGTTCCTAAGATAGATGTAAATAAAGTTAGACCTGCAGGTAAAAGATTAAAAACATTTGGTGGTAGAGCTAGTGGACCTCAACCTCTTGTAGATTTATTTGACTTTACTATTCTTAAATTTAAAGGTGCAAGAGGTAGAAAGTTATCCTCTATGGAGTGCCATGATATTGTATGTAAGACAGGTGAGGTTGTAGTTGTAGGTGGTGTACGTAGATCAGCACTTATATCTTTATCTAACTTATCTGATCAAAGAATACGTGGTGCTAAGATGGGTGAATGGTGGAATGAAAATCCACAAAGAGCCTTAGCTAATAATTCTGTTGCTTATACAGAGAAACCAGATCCAGGTATCTTTATGAAGGAATGGTTATCATTATATGAAAGTAAATCAGGTGAGAGAGGTATGTTCAATAGAGCATCAGCTCAAGCTAAAGCTGCAGAGAATGGTAGACGTAATGCTGATTGGGATTTTGGTACTAATCCTTGTAGTGAAATTATATTAAGACCTAATCAATTCTGTAACTTAACTGAAGTTGTATGTCGTTCTACAGATAATATGAATACACTAGTAAAGAAAGTTAAGCTTGCTACTATACTAGGTACAATACAATCTACCTTTACAAACTTTGGTTATCTTCGTAAGAGATGGCAGAACAATACAGAAGAAGAAAGATTACTTGGTGTATCTCTGACAGGTATCATGGATTGTGTTGAGCTGAATACTATTGATGGACTTGCACCTAGATTAGAACTGTTAAAGAAACATGCAGTAGATACTAACAAAGCTTTAGCAGATAAGTTAGGCATACCACAATCAACAGCTATTACTTGTGTTAAACCTTCAGGTACTGTTAGTCAATTAGTAGATAGTGCTAGTGGTATACATGCTAGACATAATCCTTACTATATTAGAACAGTAAGAGGTGATAACAAAGATCCATTGACTGAGTTTATGAAAGCATCTGGTATACCTAATGAACCTGATGTAATGAAACCAGAACATACAACTGTATTCTCTTTTCCTATGATGTCTCCTAAAGGTTCAGTATGCAGAACAGACATGACTGCTATTGAACAATTAGAGATCTGGAAAGTTTATGCACAGTCTTGGTGTGAACATAAACCTTCTGTAACTATTAGTGTTAAAGAAGAAGAGTGGGTTCCTGTTGGTGCATGGTGTTGGGAAAACTTTGAGTATCTAAGTGGTGTGTCTTTTTTACCATTCTCTGATCATACATATCAACAAGCACCTTATCAAGATATAGATGAGAAGACTTATAAGAAGTTAGCTAAAGCTATGCCAACTAATATTGATTGGAATAAACTACAAGACTTTGAGAAAGAAGATAACACGAAAGGATCACAAGAACTTGCATGTACTGCAGGTGTATGTGAGTTGGTGGACATATAATTAGTTCACCTTGTGTTGGTGTATGTACACTAGAGAATGAGGTTTGTATTGGTTGTTTCAGAACAAGTAAACAGATAGCTGAGTGGGCATTTTATAATGATGAAGAAAGAGAGAAGATAATGAAAGAAAGTAAACCAGTATTTGCAACATCAGATATAGATTTAATAAGAGATTTAATAGTATTTACTTTAAAAACACAAGATGATTTTGTTATGCCAGTTGAAAAGAAAAAAGAGTTTGAAGCATTATATCATAGACTAGGTAGATTCAAAGAAAGTTCTTGACATTTTTTGTAAACTGTGCCATAATTACATTATAGAATGCCATAATGGGTTCTAT